GTCACATGCTAAATTAATTATTAAATTATTGCGTTTTTTATGTGAAACTAGGTAGTCTATCTCTTGTGGATAGTCATCAAATGGTACAAAACCATGCTTTAATAGTAGGACACACACCTTCAGTGGTGTTAGGTGTCCTTTTTTCATGAGTTCTACGGTCTGAGTAACCTTATTCACTCTACCAAACAGACCTTCCAGTACTAACTGATGAGACTCCATCCCATCTAGTGTACCTGTCAGTCCTATTCTAAATTTTGCGTCGTGGCATTTCGTGAGGATACCTGCGAGTGACTTCGCTTTATAAAGATGTGCTTCATCCCCGATAATGACACTAAAACGTCGAAAGAACTTACGGGGTTCCTTATAAATGCTCTGCCAAGTACTAATAACGACTGAATGATTGACATACTTTTCTGAACCAGCGGTGATTTTGTGTATATCATATGAGTCCCATCCATATGTTTTAAAATCTTTATGCATCTGCTCTACAAGAGAGACAGTAGGTACTATAATTAAACAATTCCTATACCAACCATCCAGATGCCACCTTACTATAGCATATATTATGAGCGATTTCCCCGATCCTGTGGGTGATAATAGAAGCTTCCTATTGTACCTAAGTGCTTGATAAATTGCTCGTAACTGGTAGTCTCTCGGCTTAAATGGTAGTCCCAGAGTTCGCACATAGCCCGTGACAGCCTCAGGTGATATGATAGATTCGGTATCGGTTGGTTTTCCATACTCATCACTCTCCTCTATAGTATATTCATACCCTTTCTTTTCTAGAAATTCAGCAACATAATCAAAAAGACCAGCATATATTTCACCTGTTCCAGGAGAATATAGTCTGATCTTGCCGTCCCATTTAAACTTTTGGTACGCTGGCATGTACTTGGCACCTGGAACATCAAACATGAAGTGTTCACTCAGTTCCTTATGTACATGAGGTTCTGTGGTTATCTTAAGATAGACCTCGTTCTTCTTCCTGATAACCGTCATCGTCAATACTCTGCATACTTTTTAAGTTCGATAACGTTCTTTATCTGGAAACCCCTATTGGAGCACTGTTTAAGAATGTTCTCCAAATAATTTATACAAGTTTCCAAGTAGTCTATTTTTTGTTTACTTTTTAAGTACTCATCATCTGCCCAGATATAGGTATTGAGATCTCCTTTGAGTACTTTATGGTTAAAAGGATTTTCTTTATACACCTGAGCAGGTGCTTTCCCAGAGTAGTACTCGAATTTCTCCTTGTACATACGTTTACTCTTGGCTTCAGCATCCGATAACATTAGTCTGAAGTGAGACCAAATGTTCAGGTACTTCTCATGGATAACGGTGACTTTAAAGTTTTCAGTGTCGAGGTCATTAGTGTCAATCTGACAATCTTCCCTCCACATATCACGAATTTCATCAAGGTTCATTCTAATTGCTTACGTCGCTTATTATATGTGTCAGTTATTTCATAGCCTGTGTATCGGAATGATGCTTGTGCCATGGCATACTCTGTACCATCTATTGTAGCACTAAATTCCAATGCGTTAAGAGATATTGGGAACATATCCTTAAAGGTTATCCAGAAATTTGTCTGGAAATTACTGTTCAGTACAGCAAGAGATGCATCAGCACGTACGTTTACTATCCTACCAGACCCTGAATTGGGTCTTGTCTCTAAAGATGTCAATTCTAATTCTGTTCTTTCCTCAAATGATTCACCTATACCTAAACCTCTAATCCAGTTGTGTAGTATAAGATAGTTCTCTAGGTCTTCATCAACTAAGAAGTTTAAATTAAACGGTTCGTAGTTGAGACCATGTGCATCCCATGGTATAGGTCTACCCAATAGTGTAGGTTGATCAACTACATTAAGACTAATACCAGGAATGTTTGCAGACTGTGCGAAGTAGGCAATCTTTGGGAAATCTGCCAAGACAAACTTAAATCCGATAGGTGATAGGAAGTTCCTATTCTCTATCTGACTATTCCAACTAGTCTTATTTTGTCCACTGTCCGTCATAGAACTGTCCTATCCCATATACCCTGTGCTTGTTCACTCACTTCACAGAGCTCGGTTGCCCATAACATATCTTTGAGAGAAACATCCCTGTTAAGACGTACTTTACAGGCTATGATGCTTACTCTACACCTATCATCCTTACTTAACATTATTTATCTCCTTGCTGGTACAGGTGCTCCACCGTCATCATCATCTTCATCTATCCATGGATCTGGAGTTAATTCAGTGATTCTTTTACGTAATGACTCATGTAATGGGTCAGCACTAGGTGGTGGGGTTTGAGAAAATGTTACACCCATCAACTCATCACCTGGTTTAACGTCAACCATCTCTGGATGCACAGGTTTAGTGACAGTTTTCTTAGTAACTATAGGTTTAGATGGATCTATCTCAGGTGTATTAAGATTCCATGCACCAGACATCAACCTAAAAGCTTGTACTAATAGGTACAATGAGCATGCTACAAATAGAAAGTTAATCATCATCTTTTGGTTCTCTTAACCACTGGTTAAAGAGATAAAACCACACAACTCCCATTACCAAAATAGCAAACATCCTGATAGAACTGGGAGAAGTATCAATCATATCCTCGGTATATATTTAGCTCCTTGTTGCACGAGTGGAATTACATCTTGCTCCACTTTCTCTATTATATCATCTATTACATTAACATCCAAGTCCATAAATGGAGGGATGATACCTAAAATTCTTAATAAACCGTCTACAAATAGAGCAAGACAAATAAAACCAAGAATCATACTGATGATGGTCGCCTTAAAGTTGTGCTCAGCCATTGATGCTTCATCTATCGCACGTGCTTCAGCGACAGCTGCGTCAATCAGAGCGTCTACTTCCTCCTTGGTGTAAACGTTGTCTATCGGGGTCATGATGTCTCATTACATATAGTACTCGTCTAGGATCTCTAGTGTCTTATTTAGGTACTTGTCTGCACCTATGCATTCCCACTCACCCATTTCGTTACGTTTGCATTTATCTGCTAACTCATTCTTGAGTCGCATGAGCTTGTGGGTCATTGTAACCTTGTCCAGTCTGCCATTCATGGCCAGTACCTATATGATACCTAGTATTTATAGTATAGCACATAAAAAAGACCCCCGCAGGGGTCTCTTTAATTGCTTGTATGAGCATAACCTTACATAAGGTTGTCAACAAGAGTACGTCTGTAATAACGGTTTGCATTAGCAGTAAGAGCACCACTTCCCTGAGCAGTTCCCTCAGCGAATGGGTTGGCAACCATGCCATAACGAGTCTTAAAGCCAATTTTTGGTTGGAAGGTGTCCTGACCAACAGCACGAACCATCTGTAGTGGAACGTATGGGCAGTAAAACAGTCCAGCGTCATAGGCAGAAGAACCTTTGTATCCAGCAACGTAGAAGTGACGGTCACTTACGTTAGCAGAGTAAGGGTCAACATAAACCTTGATGCGTCCGTTCAGAGTTCCAGCAAGTGTGCTGCTGTTGTCATCTGGAAGCAAGTTGCTGTTACCAGCAAGAGCAGGAGTGTAATCAAGAACGCCAGCCATTGATAGTGCAGAAGCAACATCAGCAGAGCAGATCAAGATGTTACCCTTTCCACGACGAGTTTCATGCCCGATTGCGTTCATGTCTCGTTCGATGTTAAAGAGTAGACCTTTAAACTTCTCAACTGACCATCTACCATTGGAGTCAACGTCGAGGTCGAATATACCAGCGGTTGCTGTGTTATTCTGAGCACCTGGACGTGCGATCTTGTAAACAGTTCTTACAACTTCACGGTTGATCTCAGCAAGAACCTCTGTTGAGAGGATGTTTGCGAGTTCAGACTCAGCGTCTAGTCCGTGAACTGCCTTAAGGTCTTGAGCCAATTCTAAACTGTACTCAGCTTTGAGGGCACGTGACTTAGCGGTCACTGTTACCTTCTCAATGCTGAAGTTCATTTCAGCGAACTGGTTTCCAGCAGCGTCACCTAATGCTTCAGCCTCTGCCGTTGGCATGCCGTCTGAAGTGTTGTAGGTTCCAGAAGCGTTTAACAGACCTGGGTTAGATCCAGACTGTGCAGTACGACCTAGATCGCTTGCTGCGTTCTCTGCTGAGAACTCTGTATCTGCTTCGTTGTAGAATGCTTCGTTGGAAGTACCTGTTCTGGTTGTACCGTAACGTGATCTCATTGCGAAGATCAATCCAGTAGGACCAGTCATAGGCTGAACACCAGCAATGTCATAAGCAATAAGCTTAGGCATTGAGCGTCGGATTAGACTAATCAAAACTGGGTCGAAACCAGCAACAGGACCTGTAGCGGTGGAGGAACCACTGAATCCAGCAGTACCTGCACTCATGGTAGGAGCAGCTTCGTTAAGAACGCCAGCCTCCTCCTTGAGGAATCTTTCTTGGTTTTCTAACAGGACGGAGGTAACGGCCTTTCTATACTTGTCCTTGATCCCATCGATCTCGGAATGCTCTAGAATGGGTTCCCACTTTTCCTGCAATGATTCTGAATTAAACATTGCGTTTTTCTCTTAGGAAATTTGGTTTGGTATTATCACTTATTGGACCAGCGAGACAGAGCACTTACGTACCCTTCCATAGCTGAACCTACATTTGCTTGTGCTTCTACTTGTACATCCTCAGTCACAGTCTTGGACTCAGGCTTGGTAGAGAAGTACGACTCACGTAGTGTTGCAACTTTCTCTCTAAACTGCTCCTCATTCTCAAACTCAACAGCTTCTGCAAGTGATTGCAGTTTCTCTTTCTGAGAGAGACTTAATCCCTCACTCAGCTCGCTCACAATCCCATTCTTAATATAGCCGCCGACCTCTTTTGAGAGACCAACGTTTTCTTCGATCTGTTCGTTGAGTTTTTTCTCCATAGTATCGAGTTGCTCAGTCATTTCATCAACTAAGTCAACTTTCTCGTCGGGAAGATCAATGAAATTCTCGACAAAAACTTGCTTAAGACCTGCCATGACACTCTCTGCCATTTCAGTTTTAATTCCGTGCTCAATTGCGAGTTCGTTATTCTTAACCCACTGGTCTACGTGGTACTTAAGAGTCTCGTCAACTTTCTCTGCGAGCTCAGACTTAACTTGCTCAATTTCTTCTTCTAGAACCTTGGCGTAATCAGTATGCATACGCTCTAGTTCTTCGTTTATCTTAGAAACAACTGCTGCTTCGAAGATTGTAGCTGCTTTCTCTTTAAACTCTTCAGAAAGATCCTCTCCTTCTGTTAGAGCAGCAACGTCAGCAGATAGATCGATCTCAATCTTTTCTACTACTTCTTCTTCTGGAGCTTCGGTTTCAGCAATCACCTCTCCTTCAGGTTCATGACCTGCTTTGACATCACCCTTGTCAGAAAACTCTGCCTTCTGTGCAGAAGCATTGGAAGGTTTTGTCTTAGGGGGCGTTGCGGTTGGTCCACCACCAGTCTTATACTTGTTGGAATCATCAGTGGGCTTACTGTTAAATGGTGTAGGTCCACCAAGATCTTGTGCACCGCCGAGACGACTTCCGTCATTCTCTAGTTTATTCTGGGCTTTATCGCCAGCTTTGGCATTCGCCGTAACTTGGTTTTCTTCCAGGTTCTCAATAGCTTCAGACATTTCGTTGTCTCCTCGTACAAACAGGTGATTTGCTCTAATTATTTATAACTTACAAACTTTGCAAGAACTCATTAAATGCGGAAACCTTTCTTTCTGCAATTTGAGTGCGTGAAGCTTGATTAATTCTTGACTTAATTGAGTCAAGTTTTTGTTCAGAAATGCCTCCATTACTCCAAACCCACTCCTTACCTTCCATGATTCCATTTACGAAAGCATCAGGTGCAGATGGATCAGCAACAATATCAGCAGCAGTAGCGAGAACAAAGTCATCACATACTACTTTTACTCCGTTCTCTTCTTTAATCGAACCGAGACCCCGTGAAGACACGCCGAGCTTAATGCCTTCATCGAGTAATTCTTTAGCGACACGTCCCATAGGAGTGTCTAATATACGTGCCTTACCTACGTAGTTATTACCCTCTTGTCTAAGAGAAGTAATTAGATGTGACACACGGTCTAGATTGATAGTAGGACCATCAGGGTGTCCTAGTTCTCCCATCGCACGACCTTTTTTAATGTAATTTTCGTTGTACTTCTCCACCTCTTTAGTAAGAGTTTGGAGTGGATACATACGTCCATTACGATTTTTTATTGCTCCCTGCAAGAACACACCCTCAATAAAGGTTCTTTTATTAGAGCCTTTACCTTCGGTGATAACCTTAGTATCATTGATCTGTTCTGTTATCAGTTTCATCTGTAGGTTCCTCTGGTTCTGCTGTTGCAACGGCGGTTTCGGGTTCTTCTGTAGAAGATTCCTCTTCCTCTGGCTCGTCGGGAGTAGGAGCAAACATTGCTTTACCAATGTCTTTCTTTAAGTCCTCGATACTATCGACGGCTAGTTCTTTCATACGAGAATCAACGTAATCTGACAGGTCTTTCTGACCTGCAAATACGGAATTTACGATGTCAAGTGCTGGTTCTGATGGCATGATTTAAGATTCGTATAATACTATTTAGATATCTCCCTTTTTGTAGTCTTTAGGTTCCATCTGTGGTTCCTCTTCTACTGGTTCAGGTTCGGGCGGTTGCAACGCCATCTCCATCTGGGCTAATTCTAATTTCTGCATCTCTACGGGAGGTATTGCTAGTCCCGCTTCGACTTCTGATGCCATTTGTTCGTCTATTTCACCGAACTCGGAATCAGTCTGCTTAAGTATATAGCGACGTAAGTACTCTAAACTGAAGTATTTACCTACAAAAGGATCCATTTGAGCGAGAAGAGCTAACCTCTCGTTCATTACTTCCTTCTCTTTCATTTCAGAGAAGTAGTTGTCAGCAATGAAATTATACTGAACGTGTTCTTTTAGATCTTCCCACTCATCTAAACTAACTACACCCTTGAGTACTAGTTGAGTCTTGAGTAGGTCATCAAAAAGATCAGTAAACTTCTTACGAAGTCTGACTACAAACTTCTGGAACTTAACTTCGTCTCTTGTAATTTCCGCAGATCTACCAACATTAAATGAACTCTCTGACTCTAAACGAGACTCAGGTACATTTAATGCACGATAAAGTTTCTTCTGGAAATACTTGACATCCTCTAGTTCACCTAAGTTCTGACCACCTGGTAGTGTAGAGATCTCAGTTCCTCTACCACCTTCTCTACGTGGTAACCAGAAGTCCTCCAACATGGACATGAACTTCTTGTCGTCACGAATCTCACCAGTGTCAGCATTATATACCAACTTATTCCTATAGCGAGACATTACCTCACGCAGATATTGTTCTGCTTTCTGCTTAGGTAAGTTACCTACATCAATGTAGAATATTCTACGCTCAGGTGCACGAGATAGTCTATAGATTACCAGACTATCCTCAATCATGCGGAGTTGATTGAGTGCTTTAATTGCTTTGTGGAGATGAGAAAGAACATAGTTCCTTTGCATATCCAATTGCCCTGAGTGGGCATATGTGATAGCATCAGGTGCTATTTTTATTCCATTATTCTCATATCCCTTTAACCCTTTTGGTGAATAAATGTAATATTCTACCGACTTGGGTATCATTGTTGACACCTGTGGGTCAACCATTTGGACTTGCCGATCCTTCGGCTTGTCAAATTCTATTACTTTCTTGATCTTACGTGGATCAATATACCTCAGTTCTGTAATACCTTCAGAGGGATTATCAACGTTGATCATCTTATGATAAAAAAGTCTTCCGTCGATGTACCATCTACGAAAGATATCATATGCCTTCTTATCGAAGTCTAAAAGTACTAATACATTCTCAAACTCTTCTCTAATTCTATTCTTAAGAGTTTGAGATACCTTCATGTTCTGAAGGTCTATATCTACAGGATGATCATTGAGATCTCCTGCGATTGCTTCATTAACAACATCGGCAATTGCAGAGTCTGCCTCTGGGTGCAGAGACATCTCTCTATACCTTCCAACTAAGTCTGCCTCGCTTGCCTTGTTAGCAGCGTCACCCATCTCGACGTACTGCCCAAAGTATCCACCTGCTGCAATTGGTGATGCTGCATCGTCAGATTCTTTACGCACGAAAGAAGGGGCATTTTTCTTCCCCTTCTTCCTGTCTAATGAATAACCAAATAATTGAGACATTATTCCCGTTTCAGTCCTATCATAAGTTATTTATGATAGTTTCGAAAGTACTACTTAGCACCAGGAGTATCTTTGTCATCACATGGCTCCCAGTATTGTACTTGGAACTCAACTGTATACTCCTCAGGAGCATCGTTGGAATCCCATGCAAGATCGATTGCAGAGATTGTTGATGGCCAAATTCCATCGAATTTGTAACCAGCAGCAAACTTACCTTGACGATTTTGCTGTAGGACTCTAGCAGTTGACTGATAGGAAGCAATGCTAGTTGCAGAAGATAGATTAGTCTGTAGCTGTTGGATTGCTTCTGACCAAACTTCGAACTTGCGACGTAGACGGAACTGCTCGTCGTTAAGAACAGTAACTTGCCATGGTTCGTATGTTCTGTCTCCAGCGATCTTTAGAACACGACCTCTGAATGGAACTTCGATAACTCCTATGTTAGCAGCAGGTAAATTTGCTGCCTTAACAAGGAATGTAGAAATTTCCTTTGCTTTCTCATTCTCTATAGCAGGTGCACCAGTTCTAGCAGTGTTTGCATCTGATAGATTTAATGCTCCTCCTGTGCCGCCTTCTAGTAATGAGGGGAACTGAATTTCCACCTCAAAAATATTGGGTCTTGCTAGTTCCTGAATCTGTGCCTTAAAGTCACTGATTGAGGTTTTTATAATTTTTCCATCTACCTGACCCTTAGGGGTCCTCGTAGAAGCGTTAATGTCTGCCATTGTTTACTCCTTAATTAATACGTGAAACGGGAATCATAGAAATAGATTAGCCAACTACTTCGGCGAACGACGCACCAGTTCTAGTGGCTGTGAACTGCAGAGTAATGAAGTTGATAGACCTTGTAGGCTTCACAAATATCTCTGCGAAAAATTCACCACGATCAATTGCATCAGGCGGGTTGTTGCTACTATCACAAACAACAAGATAATCTACAATACCACGACGTGCTTGGACACCACGTAGATATGGATCTACGATA